CGAATATTATCTTGAAGATGACGTCGATGAAGAACCCAGTTATGAAGACTACGAAGAAGACGAAGATTACTGATGTGGTATAATAAAATTAGCAAGGACATTTCCCACATTCCCGATGCTGTGGAGTATTATAACACTGAATTGCAGGCTGCAAAAACAGAATGCCGTATAACGGGTAATATTGAAAAAGCAGCAGCCAATATGCCAGGCATCGTGGAACAGCGATTTAATCAATTGCAGGAAATTGAAGCTATCTTAGAATACCTCAATATAGAACTTCGAAGACTTCGTAGTCAACATTTTAGGAAATATTTAGAAAATTATCAACGTGCTTTGAGTAGTAGAGACTGCGAAAAATATGTAGAGGGCGAATCCGATGTTGTAGATTTTGAAAAAATCATCAACGAATTTGCTCTTCTACGTAACAAATGGCTTGGCATTACCAAAGCACTTGATGTCAAACAATGGCAGCTGTCTAACGTGATCAAACTGCGTACAGCAGGCATGGAAGACGCCAGTCTTTAATCTTATAAGGTCTCGTAGCTGTTAAATACACAGTTATGAAACCAATTCCAATTTTCATCGGCTATGATCCTCGAGAGGCGATCGCATATCATGTGTGCGCGAATAGTATTATTCGACATAGCAGTATTCCAGTAAGTCTAATCCCCTTAGCATTATCTAACTTTAAAGATTATAGTGAAACACATACTGACGGTAGTAATCAGTTTATCTATAGTCGGTTTTTAGTCCCATATCTTATGAATTACACTGGATGTGCTATATTCATGGACGGCGACATGATCGTCCGTGGAGATATTGCTGAACTATGGGCATTAAAAGATTTAGGCAAAGATGTAATGGTAGTCAAACACGATTACAAAACTAAGATGCCTGTAAAGTATTTAGGCAGCAAAAACGAAGACTACCCTAGAAAAAACTGGAGTAGTGTTATGATTTTTAACTGCAATAATTTTCCAACTAAAAAATTAACACCCGAATACATACAACGATCTACCGGTGCACACTTACATAGATTTGAATGGACTACAGATGATCGTATAGGCGAACTGCCTAAAGAATGGAACTGGTTACCTGACGAATACGGTGCTAATCCCGATGCTAAACTACTACATTACACGTTAGGCACTCCAAGTTTTCACGATTTTGCTACTACTCCTATGGCCGACGAATGGCACCGTGAAAGAATTTACACTGAATATTGTCAACAACGAAATATTAACTAGTACTTAATTTTACCCCAGTTTCTTTTTTTAGCGCCTGCATAATGATCGGCGTAAGTACCAAAGCACCTATTTACTGGATTCCAATCTGAAGCAGGTAATGGATTGAAATTTATATCAAGATCAAAAAACATTTTATTTAACATTCCTTGACCCTCATATGAATAATCATTGGCAAGATATTTTACTAAACTATCTTTAGATTTATTTAGAACTTCTTTAGTTAGATACATAAACCCGGCGTTAAAATACCTTTCTATAGGCATCTCAAGATCATTAGCTAACGCTAATACTGCTTTTCCTGGATCACGACATGCGCTAAATTTGTCCCCGCAAATTTCAAAAAGATTTGGGGCGTTATCTTTAATAATATAATCTGAGTCAAAGTACACTATTTGATCGTAATCAATAAAATCATACGCTTTAAGTTTTTGATAATCCAAATGTTTATGTGCAGCTAATTTAAAATCATCAGCAACTTCGACTTTATAATAATCAGCCCCACACTTTTCAGCATATCTTTTTGCATTTCTTTCGCTTATTTCATACATTTCCTGAATATAAGTAAACGCCGTCAGCTTGTCTGATCTACCATACCCAGGAACATTAATTTGAAAAACTATTTTAGATTTCATAAGATTTAAATTACTTCAGAATATTTATTTCAATAAATATAGTATATTATTATTTCGGAGTATATCGTGCAAGCATTAGTGACCGGAGGATCTGGGTTCATAGGATCGCATATTGTTGATGAACTAGTCAAAAGAAATTTTAAAGTTAAGGTAATAGATAATGAATCTAGCCAAGTTCACGAAAATTTCTATCATAACCCCCAAGCAACTTATTATAAATTAGATATTTCAGATTATGAATTAACAAAACATTTATACGAAAACATTGATTTTGTTTTTCATTGTGCTGCTGAATCTAGGATACAACCAACAATATTAAACCCTATATTAAGTATTCGAACAAATACCTTAGGTACCGGTACTGTCTTACAATGTTCAAGAGAAGCGGGCGTGAAAAAAGTTATCTATAGTTCTACGTCGTCGGGATACGGATTAAAAAATATACCACCTTTATCGGAAGATATGCCTGACGATTGCCTTAATCCTTATTCTGTTTCTAAGGTATCAGGAGAAAAGTTATGCGCCATGTACACGAGATTATTCGGTCTTAAAACTGTTATTTTCAGATATTTTAATGTTTATGGACCCAGGGAGCCATTAAAGGGTCCGTATGCCCCTATAGTGGGATTATTTTTAAGACAGTTTAAATCTGGAGATCCCTTAACGATAGTTCCAGATGGAACACAACGTAGAGACTTTACACATGTAGATGATGTGATAAAAGCAAACATGTTAGCAATGGAGACCGATCACAATCATTATGGTGAAGTGTTTAATGTCGGCACTGGGACTAATCATTCGGTATTAGAATTAGCAAATATGATTTCTAATAATATTAAAATGATAGAGCCCAGACTAGGTGAGGCTTATATAACATTAGCAAGTACAGAAAAAACAAAAAAAGTATTTGGGTGGAACCCATCCAAATACATTGCCGAATATGTAAAAACTGAATTAGAAAAGATACAAAAATAAAATAAAATGATACCTATACCATTTACATCAGAAACTCGATTACAATTAATCCAGTTAGCAATCAAAAAAACTAACGCAAAATCCTATCTAGAGATTGGGTGTGATAAAGATAAAATATGGAAAAGAATAGATTGTGAAAATAAGATCGGTGTTGATCCAGTCCGCGGCGGCAATTGTAGAATGACCAGCGACGACTTTTTTATTCAAAATAATCAAAAGTTTGATGTTGTGTTTATAGATGGGTTACATTACTATAGTCAAGTATCTAAAGATTTTAACAATTCACTAAAATTCTTAAATGATGATGGAATAATTATATTACATGACATGTTACCTTTGACTCCAGAAGAAGCCGTAACTCCGATACCAGATCCGTTACCAAGATCTTGGCTGGGGGATGTTTGGAGACTTGCATTTGATCTTATGTCAAGGAGTGATATAACTTTTAAACTAGTATTAATTGATAATGGTTGTGGTGTAGTCTTTAAAACTCCCCAGCCCCCCAAAAAACTAGATGTAGAGAATAATTGGAATTTTTATAAAGAAAACTGGCAAGAGTTACCACTAGTATCTTACAATAAAATATTAATCGATTTAAATTAATATGCATCCCTCTTCTCTTAAAAATATGCAGATTGCTTTAGAAAAAATAAAAATTCTAGACAAAATAAATCTAAAGATTTTAGATGTAGGCGGTCGAGGCTTAGGTGAAGATCGTTCATATAAATCCCTATTAAGAAATAATTTTTTAGATTATCACATCGCAGATATTGTTCCAGGAGAAAATGTTACCCACGTAATGTCTAACCCATATCAATTACCTTTGCCTAACAATTATTACGATTTGATTGTTAGTGGACAAACTTTAGAGCATGTAAAAAATCCTTTTAAATTAATTTTTGAAATGACTAGAGTTTTGAAAGATGATGGATTTATAATAATAATAGCACCTAGTAGCGGCCCCCGACATGATATTATTGATTGTTGGAGGTTTATGGATGATTCTTTTAAAGCAATCGCTGAAGAAACTAATTTAACTGTAATAGATGATTGGATTGATAAAACTTCAGATGATAAAAAATCAAGGCCTTGGAAAGACCATATTTTTATTGGACAAAAATTAAAATTATGAAAGCATTTGTAATATACCTTCCAGAAAAACCGCATAGTGTAGAACATTCTGACTACATGATTGAGACTTTACTTGATTATGGCATCGATGCAGAAAAATTT